TGATAGAACATTAGGGAAGTGTCCCCTTTCCTTTCGTTCCTCTTTGATTCCGTTCCGTTCCTTTGACATTCCAAGGAATTCATGCGGAAATCCCGTCATGAGTCAGCTTTAATTGAAGAGTGTTCCAAAGTTCACTCTGTTTCCGTTCGTGCTGTCCGCAACTGGAGAAACCTTGATGACCCACGCTGGCGAGATTTTTTAAGATCTCGTGCCCAAGAGTCCACGTTTTCTTTTGCGCGCCCGGAAGCCAATGCAAAAGCAATGACTCCAGAGGAAACGGAAGAAGCTGCTGCCATCCGTCACACCCGTCTTTCGCTATTATGCGATCAAGCTGAAGGCCGTGGGGACATGAATTCCCTTCCCACATTGCTCAAAGCCTCAATCGAAGCGCACAAACTTTGGACCCTTGTTTCGGAAAACAACTTAAAACTGGCCACGGCCTCGGGTAAATTGGTCGAAGTCTCAAAGGTTTCCGAGTTTATCCTTGGTAATCTTGCAATGGCCAAGCAACTTCTGGAAAACCTTCCTGACATCTTGGCTTCGAGAATTGAATCTTCAATCGATGTCGCGGCCATCACTCGGCAAGAGGTTCATGTCATCCTCAAAGAATTAGCGGTTTCTTCCCGATCCATGCCGGGGTGCGATTCCCATGTCACCGGCGCTTAAATCTTTGGAAAGCGATTTGGCTTCCATGTGGGAGCCGCGCTACCGCTTGGATCCGCTGACTTGGGCAGAAAACGAAATCACCCTCGACCCTCGATTCAGTCCACGCCCTGGACGGTTCAATTGCGATTTCACCCCTTACCTTCGGCAGCTTCATCTTTGGTTTGGAGATTCAAGCATCCGCCAGATTACCCTGGTGAAGTCCGCGCAAGTCGGAGGGACTACCTTGTTGGCCAATCTCATCCAGTGGGCCATCGCCGAGCAGCCGGGCCCGATGCTCTATGTGACCAGCACAGCGGACAATGCCAAGTCCTGGAGCGAACGCGAGTTGTTGCCTAGGATCCGAAATTGCCCTGCGCTGCGTAATCTTCTTCCGGATGACCCGGACATGATAAAAAAAACCGAGATGGCTTTCCGAACTTGCACCCTTTCGCTTAAAGGGTCCAACTCCGCCAACCAACTTGCCTCCCGCCCAATCCGTTATCTTTTTGCAGACGAGGTCAGCAAATGGCCAGATTCTTCCGACACCGAAGCCCCCTCCCTCGATCTTGCGCTTGCCAGGACAAACTTTTACCGGACCATCTGCAAGCGGGTGTTGGTCTCGACTCCCACCGTCCCGACATCTGCCATCTGGATCAATTTCCTTGCCGGTTCCCAACACCGATTCCATGTCCGATGCCCCGATTGCAATCGAAGCCAACATTTGCAATTTGAACAGGTCAAATGGTCGCTCGATCTGCGCGGGGAGAACGGGGTCTGGGATCTGGACGGAGTGGCTGCCTCGGCTTGCTATCAGTGCGAGGAGTGCGGGGGGCTGTGGCCCCAAGAACTCCAGCGAGAATTGGTGGGACGCGGGGAGTGGGTCGCGGGGAATCCCTACGCTCCCAAAGACCATATTTCGTGCCATATCAACTGCCTCTATTCCCCCCAGATGACTTGGGGTGAAACCGCAAAACTCTTTCTTCAAAAGCAATCCACGCCGGGCGGGTTGCATGATTTTCGCAATACCTACGAAGGCCTGCCTTTTGAAGCCAGATCCACCACTTTAAAAGATGAAAGCATCCTCGATCTGCGCGGTGGATACCGTCAACGTGAAATACCCACCGAAGCCGTGGTCAATGGAGAGGCTCCGATCTTAACACTTTGCGCCGATCCGGGTGGCAAAAGGACGCATTGGTCCGTGGAAGCCAGGACACTTTCTGGAGAAAGTTGGGTCATTGATTGGGGTGAGGTCAGCGAAATCGAAGAACTGATTTCCGAATCTTTTATTTCCGCTCGGTCTTACCTTCTTCCGGACGGTCAGACGATTGTTCGCCCTTCGGCGGGATTGGTCGATTCAGGCTTTATGACCGAAACAACTTATTCGGTATGCAGTCGATCGAATTCTCTGCTTTTTCCCAGTAAAGGAGCCGAGAGCACGTTCAAGCCCTTTCATGCTTCACCCATCCCTGGCATGGGACTAATCCTTTACAGCTATTCGGATTATATCTGGAAGACCCACCTCTACCTTGACCGAATTCAAAAAAGGCTTCCTCCCCTTCTTCATTTTCCGACCGACGCATCAAGGGATTTTTTGGCCGGACATTCTGGCCAAATCTTGTTGGAAAATAAGAACAGCCGTTCCACTCCCTATGCTTGGAAAAAAGTGGAAAATGACCACTTTGGAGATTGTACAAAGCTTCATTGCGTTGCTTGGGCAATCCTTCGTGAGAAAATCTGATCTTCCTTTGACAGGCGGACGCTTTCATGGCGTCACCGAACACAGGGGGAATCAAAGCATATCTGAGGTACAAGTCTCTTGAAGAGCTTCAAATCCTTTCTGACGTGGTGTTCACGGGAGCCTCTGAAGAGGTCACCATTACCGGAACTGCAGCCGATGGAGGATCGGCATCTGGTCAAGTAACTTTTCCAAGATTGGATTACCTTGCATGTATTATGGAAGTTCGCCGTGAGCAAGGGGACTATCCTTACAATTCAGACGGAAGTGTCACATCTCGCCAGTTGGGAACCCGTCCAGATTATTCAAGGACGTGGGCAGTCACTTAGTTTGACAGGTCTCGGCTGTCATGGCCGAAATCAAAAAATCAAACCGAGGCGGCCGTCGCCAAGGAGCAGGACGCCCTAAAAAATCAGACGAAAATTCAAAGACGGATTTTGCCGCCTACGAAGCTTCTTATCGGTTTAACCCGCAGCGCATGTGGGTTTATTCCCCCACGCTTGATGCGGCAAAAGAACTTTCCGCAGGATCCCGGCAAGAACTCATTAAGAAAGCTCAATGGCTTTACAACAATTCCGGTCTTGCCGGAGGAGCTGTTGAGAAAATCGCACGACTTGTTGGTCCGCTTATTCCTCAAGCACGTTCATCCGATGACGCTTGGAACAGAATGGCCGAACAAGCTTTTCAGGATTCTTGCACCAATGCCGCATGGGGCGTTGATGTTGCCGGCGGAGTCAATTTTTACCAAGCTCAAAGCCTCCTTGTCCGCCAGATGGCGATCGCAGGAGATGTTTTTTGGCAGCGCATGACTTCCAAATCGGGTCGCGGAATGTTCCGACTTATCCCTGGAGAGAATGTCGGATCTGTTATTGGTGACGAAAAAAACGGGTGGCGAGATGGCGTCATGGTGGACAAAAAAGGACGTCCGATCAAATATCGTGTTCTTACTGCCCCGGCATCCAATGAATTTACGGATGTTTCAGCCGATGATTTAACCCAAGTTCGCCGGGCCTATCGTCTTGGTTACACCCGCGCTCCTTCGTGGTTGGCGCGAGCTGCCAATACACTTCAAGACATCGCCGAGTATCTGGCGTTTGAAAAGCAATCCGCCAAACTCGGAGCTTCGATGGCAATGGTCATTACTTCGCCAGAAGCGGGTTCCATTGGCCTCGGGTCATCATTGATTAAAGGGACTTCCAGCAGTTCTTCACAACCGATGACCGTGGACGCCATGACTAACGGGTCAATCATCCCGCAACTGAAGCCGGGAGAGAAAGTGGAGTCGCTGATCAACTCCCACCCTGCGGCCAACATCAAGCCGTTCCTAGATACGCTGAAAGAAGAGATCGCTGTTGGCCTTGGGCTATCGGCGCAGTTCCTTTTCGATTCCACAGACGCCGGAGGTGCCAACCAACGTTGGATTCTGGAAGAAGCTTCCATTTTGGTAAAAGAGATTCAGGACATCATCATCCAGAGTTTTGCGGCTCCCTTCTGGCGTTTTTGGATCTGGAACGAGATTGAGAATGGTCGTTTGCCGATGCCAGGGGACGGATCCGATTGGTGGAGATGTGATTTCACGCCTCCCGCTGACCTTAGTGTTGACTTCGGGCGCGATGGCCGTCTGATGAGCGACCTCTTCCTGCGCGGACAGATTTCACCGCATCGTTATTACGCTTTGCAAGGACTCGATGCCGACAAACAGGACGAAGATATCATCCGCTTTGCCGCCCGTCGCAAAAAGTTGATTGCCGAAATTTCCAAGGAAGAAGGCGTTGAGTTGACAGTGGCCGACGTATTCCCTCCGGCTCCCGGTGCTCCAATCCCTCCGACCGCATCGGAAGGAAGCAAACAAGGGGCATAATTTGACATGACCGGAAAAAGCAATGTCTAAGCTTTCCCTTTTTGCCGCAGCAACCGATTCGCGTATTGATGCCGAAGCCGGGATCCTTCGTGGAGTTTCACTGATTTCCAAAGGATACGCCAGGGGGCACGAGTTTCTGGGCGAACCAATCATCGCCGATGACACGACTTTGGATGAAGTGACAAATGCCGCGCAAGGATTTAAGGACGGGGTTCCCGTCATGTTTGATCACGGCAGCGGAATCGCGGATCTAGTCGGTGCTATTAAGGATATCTACCGCGACGGGGACAAAGTTCGCGGAGATTTGCATCTCTTAAAAACCCACGAATCGTTCGACACGATCTTGGAGATGGCCAATTCCATGCCCTCCAATTTTGGCCTTTCCATTTCGTTTATGAATGCTCCGGAGCCAATCATGGGCAACGATCAGGAGCCGGATGACGATGGCGATGAAGATGCAAACGACGTCACCGGAGATCCCAATGACATTGTGGCCTATGCAGCTCGTATTGCCGAACTTTATTCCTGCGATCTCGTTCAGGCTCCAGCGCTGAATGCTTCTCTTTTTATGGCAAACCAAGACCCTGAACCAAAAACAGAAGGAGAAATTCTTCCGGAGCACGTTGAAGAAGAAATTCCTCAACCTATTGAAAACTCCATTCATCCTGTTACGGAATTAAACGAAGAAAAAATTTCAACGAATAACCCGTTGATTGTCGGGGAGCCACCCGTGATTCCTGCTGAACAGGTTGATCCAAACAAAATCGAAAATCCCTTGGTTCTGCCCGAAGAACTGGCTCGTCTCCGTGATATTGAAACAAATTTTACCAGCAACCGGACGGAATTGGCATCCATTCGCACCGAACTTGCATCTGTAAAAGCGCACCTTGCCATTAAGGAAGCTCAACTGGTGGAACTCAATATGCTCCATCGTTCGGTCAAGACCGTCTTGGGACTCATGCCCGCCGACGAGATCCCCGTGGTCACCGACGTTCAGCCTGCCCCTTCGGTTATTGAGGCCTATGAAGCAATGTCCGCAGGCCCCGAACGCCTTGCCTTTTTCCAAGCCAACCGCCGAGCCATTGAAACGGCTCTCAGCTCTCGGGTTGGGAAGTAATCAGTAAATTCAGTCAACCAAACCTTAAAACACCATGTCCAACTCATATAGCAGTTCATTGGTCGTGGATGTCGCCACACAGAGCGCCATCACGGTCCTTCAAAATAAACTCGCCGCCCTCAACAGCTTTAACACGGATTTCTCTTCCGACGTAGTAAGCGGTGCAGGCCTTCGCAGACTTCAGGTCGCCGTTGTCAACAATGGAGCCGCTGCGGTTACCAACCCGACTTCCTTTGAAAGCCAGGGCGACACCGTGACCAACGCCGCCGTCACGATGAACCACATCTCGGCTCAATTCGGACTCACTTCCGGACAATTAAACCAAGGTTTCCGTTTGGAAAAGGTTCTGAAGGCCAACCTTCGTGCCCTTTGCAACGCGATCATGGACGTGGCTCTTACGCCTCTTTCCACGGCAAACTATGGTTCGGCTGCGTACAGCACGGCCATCACGACGGCCACCGGTGGCAACATCGGCAACAGCCTTATCACCGCAGGACTTCCGGCCCTTTTTGCCGCCCTCGGCAATGGTTCTGAGCGCAACCTGGTGCTTGATCCCACATATTACAGCTACCTCCTTCCTCAGACAGGAATGAGCCTTGATGCTGGCAAGTCCGGCGCTTACGGGTTTGATCGCATCCTGCTCAACAACCGCTGGACCGCAGTCACCGGTGGATCTGACACCGCCCTGAACGGCACAACCAAGACGATCCACGGCTTTGTGGCTTCTCCAGAAGCTCTTGCAATGGCCGCAGCGATCCCTTACGTGGATCCCGCAGTTGCCGGACTTCTCCAACAGAGCGAGATCATCGAGGTGCCTGACCTTGGGATTGCAATCCAGATGAACATCTGGGGCAGCCTTAGCTCCCGCAGCTTGAACGGATCTTTCGACGTGCTCTTCGGCGCGGCAAAGGCCGACGGCAGCGCTCTTAAGTTCATCACTGCCTAATCTTAACGGAAAATAGTGTGTGCATAGAGAGGGGGGTCTCGGAAACGAGGCCCTCCTTTTTTGCGTTTAGGACTCATTAGGATTCTTTGACAGGTGGACTTCCTTGTGAACTCCGCCTTGATTGCTTCTTTCCGCGCCAAAGCCGCCGGGGAAATTGCCGATTCCCTTGGCACTCCTATCACGATTGGAGGGCAGACTTTCAATGCCTTTGTTTCCACGCCTGCCCCGCAAATGGATTTGGAGATGGGAGGATTCAAAACCAATCGCTCCATCCGCTTGCGTTGGCCGATTGGCCGCTACATCAAACCATCGCTCGGAACTTCCGTACTTCTAGTAAATCAAAACCTTACTTTCCGAGTTGAAACGGCCGAAATCGGCAACGGCGCACTTGGAGCCGAAGTCTTAGTCACAGCCGTCCGCGAATAATTATGAATCCTCTCCTGGTAGAATCTGCCCTTCAAACCGCTTTTACGGCATCGGCTTTTTCATCTACCACGGTTTACACCGGAACGAGTTACCAAGAACTCACTCCTGAAAATCTCAATCTCATTGTTGCCTGCACCCAGCTCGAACACGTGGCTGGAGTCGGTGGAGGGGTCAACCTTTACAAAGCGACGGTGGACATCAAGGTTGCTGCGCCGGCATTGATCGGATCCAGCCAGCTTACCGCGCTGACATCCACACTTGAGACCCTTCGCACAACCGCACTGACTTCCAGCTACCTAACAACCAACTGGCCTTCCGCAAGCGCAGCGGTCTTTGCAGGAGTCTGGATTAACGAAACCAAAATGTCCCAACACGAGCACGGTTGGGTCGCTGAGATCACCGCCATCATCGGCGTCAGCGAATAAAAGAATTTGACACCTTAGAAATCTGTATATGGCCGCCACCATCGGAATCGTCACTCTTAACAGCCTCATCACGACCCCCACCGGGTGTGTCCTTCAGGAGGCATCCAAGGAAACCTCCAAGAAAGTCGTTACGGTGAAATCTTTGGTCGGCGTCACGGTTCAGGCCGCTTTACTTCCAATGACCGAGACCAAGATTTCTTTGAAATACAAAGGAGTTGCCGGACTTTCCCTTGCCGCCGCCAACTCCACGATTGCTTCCGGCACCGCCGTTGTGACCGGAGTCTCGGTGGAAGAATCCAACAGCGATTATCCCGACACGACGCTTGACGTCATGGCTTGGAGCTAAATTTTATGTCCGCCGTTACCGCATCCCTCGGAATCAATTCCTTCACGTCCGGAACCGTCACCAAGGTTTCCACAAGCGCCAAGGTCACGACCAAGGTGCTTACCGATTATTCGGGAGCATTTTCAACCGCAGCAGCGTTTGACCCGCTTTATGAGGCCACGGTGGAAGGATCCGGAACCTATCCAAGCGTGGCGCTTGGCGTGATCGCCACCAACATCCCAAGCACAATCACGGGCGGTGTCATTCTTTGCGACAGCTACACTCAGACCGAGAAGAACGACGAATTCCAGAGCTGGAAGTACACCATCAAGGGATTCCCTTCGGCTTCTTAATCTAAGGCCTTCCACAGTTTAATATGATCGAAACCAACAAGAAATTCTCCGTGATCACGGATCACGAGGCTCCCTTAAAAAGCGCCAACACCCATTTGATCGCCGCAGCTTGCACGGCAGGGGGAACTCTCTCTCAAGACGGATATCTGGACACGATTGAGCAAGGTCTGGATGGAAAGCCCCGCCGGACGGTGGTCTGGCTAATGGAAGAAAAGGAAATTACCTTTTCCGCAACTAAAGACGAAACGATTTCCACCCAAGAGTTGATCCGTCGCTGGAATGACCGCGAATGGTGCTTTGCCAATCCAGACCATCCGATTGTCTGGATGCGTTACTATCAGCAGACCCTCACCCAACTTCGGGACGCCATTCGGGACCAGACTCCGACCATCGTGGTCAAGCGCGGGGGCCGCGCAGCCTACATTCCCGGCAAGGCTACCGAAGCCGAGAAAGCCGCCCTTCTCTCCAAGCTATGATTGATGTGACCAAAGACATGCTCTACAACGAGGAGCCGGCATCCCTCAACGAACGCCTTTTTCAGGAGGAACCAATTATCGCAGGGCGAAAAGTCCGTCCTTGGAACAATGCGGTCAAATTAAAGTTAGCCAGGATCTTTTCTTGGATTTCGCATCTTGATCAATCCACCCAACATGAAGAATTGCTTTACGCTTTTCTTTATTTAGTGGCAGCACCGATTGAACGGGTCGCTTTGAACACGCTCAACAAAAAAGCCTATTTTATAGATAAAGACGAGTTTGTGGGATCGCTTTCCGAACAAGAAATTGCCTCCGGGGGAAAATGGTTTATCACCGTTACCAATTTAGAAAAAGAAACCACCGTTGAAGTGGTTGCAAAACCAAGTTCAGGAACAGGGGAAACACCACCCCCAAACTTGTAGAGCCTCCCTCGCTTGCCACGCTGATTTTTACGCTTGGCAAGGAGGGGGGCTTTACAGAGCAGCAGATCATGGATTTTGAAACAGGCATGCCCGTTTATCGCGTCAATGCCTACTACCATGCGGCTCTTCGATCTCACGACATCTGGACATGTATTCCGTCTGCCCCTGCGGAGCACCAAATTGATGACCTCTTAGCCTTTCTTGACACTTCGCAAGAAGAAGATGAGTAAAACGGGACTGACTATTGACACGACCAATTTCAACCGGGCTATCAACGAAATGGCCCGATTAACGGGTGTTTCTATGGAAGAGATTGTTTTGGCGGAAGTTGGAAGCGTTCTTTCTCAAACAATTACGAACACCCCCAAAGCGACAAAAGAATCCATTATGAAAAGTTCAAAAGACTTTATATGGATTCGGAACGAAGGAGGGACTTGGAACCGAAAAGGGAAAACCTATCACGGGGGAACTTTCTACCCGTTGAAATGGCATTACAAAGATGATCTTTGGAACTTTATTGTAACTTCCAAGGATGCGCGGATCAAAGAACTGATCAAACGCATCGGCGTCGCCAAACAATCATGGTTTAAACTGGCAAACAATCTTGGAATCAAACTCCCGAAAAATGTTCCGGGATACGTTGCAAAAGCGGAAATCAACGGACAGACGTTTGCAACGCCAGTAAATCAACAAAAAATCACTTCTGGTTCCAAAGTTCAGATTTCTATTGAAAACATGACCCGTTCCGCGATTGAAGGCGGTGGTCGAGCCGCATTACTCAAAGCCATCAATGGCCGCACTGGGTATTTTTACCGCAACCTAAAATCTGGAGCTTTTAAGAAAGTTTCTGATATTGCCAAAAAATACCCCGGATTCAACGTGCGCGGCATTTAATTGACATTCCGTCACTGATTTATGGCTTCCTCTAAAGAATCATTGTTTGCGGTGTTCGGCATGGACATTGCGCCTCTATTGCAAAGCCTCAAAAGGGCGACTAATAGCGTCCAAGAAGCCACCACTAAGATGGGCAAAGAATCTTTTGGTTCATTATTGGCACCTATTGGAAGCGTTGTGGCAGCCATCGGATCGGTGGCGGCCATCATGGAAGGAATGAAAAGCGGCCTTGAATTGGGCGCTCAAATGCAAGAAGCCGCTGAACAAACCGGCATCGCTGCCGGAAACTTCTACATGCTTCGCCTCGCCGCGAAAGATGCGGGACTTGAAGTGGACAAGATCCCAGGAGTCATTGGGAAAATGCAAGCTGTCCTAGCTGCATCTGTCAACGGCGGTGGACAATCCAGATTACTGACAAGCCTTGGGTTGGATCCTCGTCAATTAGCGGAAGCAAAACCAGATGAAGCATTAAGGAAGATAGGAGCAGCTATTGATTCGGTGGAAAACCGAGCTGCTCGAGCCGGAGCCGCCCGCGCAATCTTTGGCCGAAGTGGAACGGAACTTTTGCGTCTCTTTGCTTCTCCAGAATTCAAAAACTCGGGAAATCTTTCCGACGCCGCCAGAGTCATTGAAGAAAATGCCGCATTGTTTAAGCAGATCATGAATGATCTGGAACACGTTTGGGATCGTCTTAAAGAAATCTTTGTCGGTCTTGATAAACAACTTTTTCCCACCATTGATGCCGCATTAAAACGGTTGGAAGGGGTCGATTTTACTTCGTGGGGGGAAAAGATGGGAAATGTCATTGCCGGATTCTTTACAGATTTTACCAACCGCATGGAAATCCTTGGAGAACTCTTAAAAGAAGTGTTTTTGGGGGTTATCCTTCCTTTTATTACTCCTTTTACGGCATTGCTAAAAGATTCAGCGATTGTTTTTGGTCGCGCCATGAAGGATGTCCTTTTAGAGCCTCCTGCGTGGATTAAATGGACAATGGATCATGCCAAAGCCGGGGCGGCAATCGTCTCATTGGTTTCCGATCCTTTGCGGAACAGCCCCGTTTCAAAAGGTCTTGATTATTTGGAAACCCCCAATAAAAGCACCGGTCCTGATTTTCTTGGCGACATGAAAAAAGCATTGGACGAATCCTATGCTGCCAACAATGGACACCGGGATAAAATGACCGAGCTATTTGAAAAACTAGCTGCACCAACCGGATGGGTGGAATCCCTGAATAAAAACGCCCGAGATAAAGCCAACGAAGAAGCCTCAAGAAATGGCGATTCCCCGATTTCCGGTGATCTTGGACTTGGAGGAAAGGGATTTGGATTGATTTCAGATTCTTTGGCACGGGTTGGCGGTGGTGGAAATTTCCAACTTGGGGGTGAAATGACTAATCCGATTGTGACCGAACAAAAACGATCCAACACTTTGCTTCAGCAAATCCTTCAAGAAGCAAAAAACAACAAGCTTCCAGCCAATAATCTTCCAACCGGACAATTTGCTTTTTCAGTTTAACACCTAACCAACGATCATGGCCGCCACGACATCCACCTCCACCACGTTTGACGCACGTCTGGGAACCTATATCACCACGACGGTTGCCCAAGACGTCTCTTCCCAACCCGTGCCTCCAAGCGGATCTGGAGCGTTTGAAATCACGACAGCCTATTCCGACGGAATCTACACGACCACTTGGAAAACCGAATCGGGAACAAATCCCACGGGGTTTCCTGCCCTTCCATCAGGAAGCACCTATAATTACGAAGTCCACACATCGGTCAGCACGGAACCGCTGGTCACGCATACGTATTTTACCTCCGGCGGAAAATGGGCGCTTTCTTCAACGGATCTCCAAGCCATCAAAATTGCGGAAAGCGATCCGGCTAATACGGTCACTGGATGGGTGGCGATCTCCACGGCATCGGGATCATCTGCCAATCTCAAACAATATGCCACGCTTGTTTCTCAGGGAATTGATACCTACCTGAACCCTTCCATCACGCTTTCCATTACCGATGATGAATCCTCCCTTCCTAGCATTGCAACGATTGGTCAGATCGCTTCGGGACTGACCAACGCACCCACCCTCCCCTCGGGAGGGAATTGGCTTTTCACAGGAATGAACGCCACGGCCCTTTCCAATGGGAAATGGAGGATTGCCAAAGAATACCGTGCAAGCGGTCAAAAAGGTTGGAACACCTCGATCTACCAATAACCGATGAAACGCATCCCACGGATGAGTTCGGGAGGAGTTTTGACCCCTCAAGGTTGGGACATGGTGGCTCAGGTCATTGATGCCAACTTCCGCGAATGCCAGATCCAGCCGGGCAAGGGCGTCACCATTTCCAACGGGACCGGAGGTCAAAGCGTTTCCGTAAAACAAATTCCCGTAAAAGGTGCTACATCCGTTTATCCATTTGATTTTATCGGGGTCACTTCCACCACGTGCAAATTTCAGCCAGGGACAATTGCGGGGCTCATCCCGACCAACATGTTTGCCACGCTGACCTTTTCCACAACGACCAGCTATCTTTTGGCAACTTGCACGACCTCGGGACAAAAAGTCACGGCAGCCACGCTTTCCATCGTGACAACCGTCCCATCGTTTCCGATTCCTACCGTGGGAGCTGCTCCAAGCACCCTATACATTGTCCTGGGAACCTTTACCTCGGGATTATACACAAATCTTTGGCAACAATCGATTTCTGCCACACCCAAGGAAGTCATGCGGGTACCGGTTTCTAATCCCACCGCTTTTCAGCTTCCCTTCACTTCGTATTGGGATTGGTCGGTTTCTTAATCTTAATCCGAGTAAGGCCATGACACCTCAAGCCTCGGTCACGTTCACGGTTGCCAACTCAAACACTTACCTCAACGATTTCATCTATCAAAAAACGTGGAAGCGATTGCAAAGTGGATCTGGTAACGCCACAACATCCACAGTCTTAAACGGTGATACCAATTATACAATTTTACATTCGGCATTTTTAGGAACTTCAACGCAGTCGTACACCCGAAATTATTTGATTAACTCCTCTAAAGCTCCATCTTATACGTTTACCTCAAGTTCTGCTTACACGGAGTCATATAATAGCCCGTTAACCTATTATTGGTATTCAAGCGGAGGTGCTGACGGCACAGGAGCAGTTGAATTAACTTCGTCAGATGCACAAGGAACCGGAGTCTACAAAGCTCAAACATTTTCGCCTTTCTTTGTTACTTCCGGCTCAACCAGTTCCACGGGCAACTATTCGGCGTCTGGGGCAAGTTATACGGATTACCAGACGGTCAATGATTTTAATGGATATGACTCTGATGGGAATATCCGATACTCGGGGTATTCCACATCCGTGGTTTACACAACTTCCCTCACTTTTGCCACCACGATTGATTCGGCAATTCGCGCTACGGCTGCCTACACGACAACCTGGACCACGGCCGCTTCCAACACTTCTTTTACGGTCACTTCCTACGACACATTCACGACGGCGACGACAAACGCTTGGGGATCCGCCTCAAGTCTCTCCACATCGAGCAAGACCACGCTTTCCGTGGATACCTACACGGCTCTTTCCAGCTCGCAAACGACTACCTATATTTATGCCGGAATCTACCCGTTTGGAACCGGATCTCTTTGGAAAAGCCGGATTGAAACATTTGCCGACACAATAGTTTTTGTGCCTTCTTCGGCAGTGGCGTATGCGTTCACGACCACGGGAAATAACGTGGCCTCGGCGATTGCAACAACATTTGCTTCGTCATTAGTTCAAAGCAGTTTCTCGGTGTCGATGGTGACCACAAGTTTTGCTGCCGTCAGTTCTTC